GATCTGCTGGACCACGGGGCTGGTCAAGGCAACCTGCAGGAACTCGTTCATGCGGACCTGCGCGGTCTCCTTGGTCGCCATCGACATGGAGCAGCGGGCAACGATCATGACGTCGCCCTTGAGGTCGGGGTCGTCGCCGTAGCGCATGTTGTAGTAGTACTGGCCTTCGAGCAGCGGCGTCAGCACGTTGGTGTCGATGTTGCCCACCACCTGCTTGATGATCTTGCTCGCGTTGCCGATCATCATCGACATGCCCGACGCCGTGCGGCCCGCGCCGCCGGAGCCCTCGTTGAACCCGGCCATGTACCGCGGGATGCCCGTGTACTCGTCAGCCAGGACACTGAACCGCTCGTAGACGGTCATCAGCTCGTTGGCGTGGCTCTGCGGCTGGAAGAACTGGATCGGCGCGGCCGTCGTGCCCATCGGGTCCGACTCGAACTGCCAGATTTTCCAGGGGAACATCTCCGTGACGTCCTCCCCCGACGGCAGCCGGTTCGTCAGTATCGCCACCTGCGGTCCAGACGCGATGCCCAAGTTCGCCGCCAGCGAGCGCGCCGCGGCGTTGCACATGTCCTGGCAGTCGCGCATCAGGTCGTACGGGCTGTTGCCCCACACCGACCCAGGCACGTTCTGGAAGCTCGTCCCGTACACCGGCCGGCGGCCCAGCGGGTCCGCATTCAACACCGCCTTGATGACGTACGGCCCGATCTTCCACGCCTCGATCAGGTACTCCTTGGCCGGGTCGGGGATCTGCTCCGCACCCAGGCCCCAGTCCAGCAGCATCCGGCCGCTGGCCGAGCCCCAGAACTGCAGCGCGTCGATCATGCCGGCCTCGGTGGTCGTGACGGCGTCCTTGCCCTCGGCGTGCGAGCGCTGGCTGTCGATGCTCAACCACTGCATGAACCCGGTGTCGCCGAACCGCTCCAGCACGGCGCGGATGCCGGCCTCGCTGTACCCCTCGACGCCGATCATCTGCGACAGGTTCATCCGCGACAGGCGGCGCTTGACGATCAGCGGGCCGTCCCGCAGCGTGCGGGCGTATCGTGCGGGATACACGTCCAACGGGTCGATGCGCTCCCACTCGACGACCAGTGCGTCCTCGGTGAGCATCTCTCCGGTGGGGCTCCAACTGAGCTTGGGCTTCTTGCGAACGATGGGACCGGCCAGGAACGCGGTCTTGAACGTGGCGAGGTCCGTGATGAACTGGTCCATCGCCTGGAGGAACCCGCCCTCGATCTGCTGGTCCTCCATCTTCTGCTCCATGCGCTCGCACTTCCTGCGAGCCTCCTCCATGAGCATCGGCTGGATTTCCTCGATGAGCTGGCGCGCCCGCTGGCGCGCAGCGTCCATGACGGGCACGAACCCAGTCATCATCGCCTGCTGGATCTCCGTGGTGAGCTGCGCCATGATGCGCTGGCTGACCTCCGGCGGCATCTCCGGCACCGGCGTCGGGTTGAGCGTCCAGGGCTTCTCCGCCCCGGTGCCGATCAGCACGTCGCGCAGCAGGCTCTCGACCTGCCGCATCTTGGCCGATCCGAGCATCATGTAGATTTCCGGCTGCCGCGCCTCGGCAATCTGCGCTTTCTTGGCCGGGGTGTACACCCCGCGCCGCGCCAGCATCGCCTCGATCATCTCCTGCTCTGCGCCGGACCTCGCGTCCTTGGCGTCCGTCCAGGCCGACTCGATGTGCCCAGCCAACTCCAGAATCACCGTCTGGGATTGCTGCGACTCAAACTCGTCGCTCTGCTCCTTGCGGTCCATCGCCAACGCGGCGGCGAGGTTCCCCACGGGGAGAAACCCGCCGATGTTCACGACGTTGGATGGCGGGAGCGGAGTCCCGAACTGTGCCGGGCTCGGCGCCGCGGGCATGGGTAGTCCGGCCACGGGGTCCTCTCAGGGCTAGCAGCCCTTGCGGCCGGACTTCTTGCCGTGACCTTCGGCGCGTTCCTCCGCCTTGGACTCGCGGCCCTTGAACGGGTTGCCGCCCTTCTTCATGGGCTTGCCAGGAACCGGCTTTCCCTGCTTCTCGAACGGCTTGAAACCTCCGGCCATGGTGCCTCCTGGGGGTGCGGTTGGCGTATCAGCCGTCGCATTCTACATGGCTTTCAGACGTACGCGTACGCCCGCTGCTGGACCACCTTGGCCTTGGTTTTCAGCCCGTCGGCCGACGGGTTCACCTGCAGGTTGTAGTGCAGCGCGAAGTACTGCAGCGCGTCGGCGATGTGGCTGTGGTGGCTTTTCTCTGGGGTGGCCGTCTGCTGCCCCGACGACAGCTTCTTGTTCCTGTACCCCCAGTCCAGGGCCTGGATCAGCCACGGGCATTCCGGCGAGATGAGCAGCCCCGGCCCCCCGTCGATGGCGCGCACCAGGAGCCCCTCCACCGCGGCGATGCGCCGCTCCGGGTCGTTCGTCGATGCCCGCATGGGCGCGAACCCCCGAGACGCCACCGCCATGGCTATCGTCACCTCGTTGACCTGCGAGCGTGCCCAGCACGCCGGGTCCAGCACGAACCTCACGCTGCTCACCGGCACCTTCATCGCCAGCAGCTTGGGCACCAGCAGCCTGTCCATGAAGGTCTCCACCCCCATGGTCTGCCCATCCGGCACGTACGCCTCCTGCAGGACGTTCACCCTGCCTCGCGCATCCATCTGCCCGATCACGGCCGCCGCGGTGAGCCCGTTGTCCATACCCACCAGGATCGGATTGTTCGCCGCCGGTATCGGCTTGAGAGGCTCCTTGGCGACGTGGAACTTCATCTTGAACGTGCTCTTGAACACCGGCTGCCCGAACCCGCCCGCACCGAACTTGTTGCGCAGGTACACGTCGATCCAGTCGTCCGTCTTCCCCGCCACGAGGTTCGTGTAGTAGTCCGGGTCCAGGTTCTCCAGGTTCTCCGCCTCGGGATTGATGCTCCCGTCCTCCAGCAGCGCCGGCGGCTGGAAGAACACGTCCATGTTGTCCGGCGGCGCGTCCATGAGCTGCTGGTGCCACGTCCCGATGGGCGGCGGGTTCGTGCTGCAGATCACCCCGGGGTACGTCACGCCCCCCGACGCCATGTTCGGATACCGCGCCACGCGGCCCTGGAACCCCGAGAACACCTCGGGGTTGATCTCCCGCCACTCCTCGCACCAACCCGCACTCAGCTCCAGCGACAGCAGCCGCCGCACGTCGTCCGGGGTGTCGGCCGGCAGGAGCCAGAACTCGCTGTGCACCTTGGTGCCGTCGGGCATGTCGACCCGCATCTCGAACACGTTGTCCGTGAGCCGCCACTGCCCCCACTTGCCGGCCGGCAGGGTCACGAACCAGTGGTCGATGAGCGGCTTGACGGTTGACTTGAGCTGCTGCAGCGTGTTGCGCATCAGCCCGAACCGGGTCCTGCGCACCCCCATGAAGGGCTTTTGCTGCACCGCACGCTTGAACAGGTCCATGAGCGCAACGGTGGACTTGCCCGAGCCGATGGGGCCGCCGATGACCTTGATGAACTTGGAGCTGTTGAGGAACTTCGCCCCGGTGGGCGGCGGCTTGTAGTTGAAGTCCATCAGGGCTCCAGGTCGACGGGTTCCTGCAAGCCCAGCAGCGTGGCGAGGTCGGTGAACTCGACGGGGCCGTCGACCGGAGCCGGCAGAGCCTGCACGGCGGGTTCGTCCTGTCGTTGATCGTCCGCCTCGATGGTGATCGGGGCCGGCGTCGTGGTCGCCGAGATCGCACCGGACATGTCGAAGACGACGTTCACGATGGCGGCGGAGCTGGCAAGCCCGCGCCCCCGGAGCGTGTTCATCACCTCCACGTACTTGGCGTGGTGGGCGGGGTTGTCCGAGTTCACCACGAGGTCAGCCCAGTTTCGCACCACCTCTGGGAGGCGGTGCGTGCCCATGTTGGCGGCGAGCTGGAAGTCTTCGTCGGGGGTCGGTTCTGGCATGGTTGCGATGTTAGCGCAGGTTGCTGGGGTTTGGGTGGTGTTGCTTTGGCTACAGTCTGAAAAATGAGGTTTCGTCTATGACCAAGTGATGAGGGGGGGCCAGGGCCTTCGCGCTCGTGGTCCCACCCCCCCGGCCCAGCGGCCACGAGAGCCAGGCCGACGGGGGGACAGGCGGACACAATGTCCGGTTGTCCCGGTTGACAAAGAAACCGGGTTAGCGTAGAATGCGAAGCATCGGTGGAAGGTGTTTCACCGATAACCCCGTTAACTTACTTTGGAGTATCACCATGGCAAAGAAGCAAACCACGCAAGCCCCGGTCGCCGCCGCTGTCGCCGCCGCTGCCCCCGCCCCCGCCCCCGCCGCTGCCCCCGCAGCCCTGTTCACCTACGCCGCAAGCGGCGCGGCCTTTGCGCGAAACGAAGCCGGCCGGTCCCGGCTGTTGCAGGAACTGGGCGAGCACCTCAAGGCGTGCGACTTTGCGCAGTGGACTGCCGCGGCCAAGGAATGGCAAGACGGCGCCGCTGCCGCGGGCTACGCTGCCCCGGCAAAGCTCTGGAATCGTACCGTTGAAGCGGCGCAAACCCTCGGGTTCTGCGGCGACAAACCGGCAAGCTCCA